AAAGTCAATGGCGAAGAACTCAACCGCACGAGTCGGCTTGACCAACAACTTGGCATAAATGACGTTTTGGTCAATTAGGTCAGGAGTTGTTGTCGTCTCGTCGAGAACGAGGCGGAACTCATCAATTCCAAACCTAGACTTAACATCATTAAGCACCACAGAAGCTTGCCGTCTGAACCTGTCCCAAGTTGTTTGGACATTGGGATCAAACAAGAGTCTTGAAGCAATGAATGAAATCTCACGCTTGAGATAGATCATCAAGCGACGAACATTAATTCTGTCAAGCGCCGAAGCTGTCTGCTGGAGGGTTTTTTGTCCGAAGACCACAATTCCTTCAGCGGGGAACTTAGCGATTGGGTTAATGTTTGCCTCATAAAGGTCATCTCTGTTATCTTGTGTATACTTTCTAGAAACATCCAACACTGGCAAGCCAGCAGCACCCTCTGTAAGACCGCCACGAGTGAAACCTGCGGGAGCGAACCAAGGACCCTGCTTCTTGTCTGTGCTTGCGAGCACCCCAAGAGCAACTACCGAAGGCGGTACCCACACACTTCTTGTGTTAATGCTATCTTGGATCATAACCCAAGGTGCATAAGTAGCAGCATAACTATTATTGATATTTCTATCCTTAAGAGTATCAGCAGCTTGCTTGACCGTTGCAGCGTTTCTTGAAGAAACACTTTCGGTTCCTTCAGAGTCTGGTGTATAAATGTTATCAATGTCAATGATTGCCAAAGAATCTGCACGATCCTCCGTGATATCAATCAAGTGTTGAGTAACATTGTTCTGAATGATACCAGGCAACGTGACAACGTTGTACTGTGCGTCCTCTGGGTCAGAAACAATATTAATTGCTCTCTTCAGAGTATGCAACTGATAAGAAGTCTTTTCATTTGTTGCCGAACTGAACCCTGTATTTCTAAAGGGGTCTTTCTCAGTAACATCAAAGCCTTCAAAGCCACCGTGTAGGACCGTTGTAAAGCGATCTAGCCCGGCAGCAAGAGATGCCGAGTAAGATGTCTGAGCAGCGGTATAGCTTTGGTTAGCTGTGCCAACCAACTGACGAGATCCAGAAACAAACTCGAACCCTTCACCGGCTGATCCCGAAAGATCATCCAAGGAGAAGTGCCAAGAGATGACCAAAGGATCATCTTGTGCCCGGTCCTGATTTGGACTTGACTGAAGATCGTGAGCAGTGCTAGCTGGGCTTGTTTGCAAGCCTTTTGGACGAACTCTGACCATATCAAGAACAGCCGGGTTAAATGTGACGTCTCTGGTTGTCTTACCAGTCCAAGCTCCCCAATATGTGTATTCAAGGTTCTTGGGAGTTCCCCAAGAGTCTTGCTTACGAAGAGGGACAGACGGGAAGANCACAGATGCAGTCAANCCACCCTGTGCCCCAAGTCCAGCGAGAAGTCCGGGACCAGCAGCAGCGTTGTCGCTGCCACCATCGGCAGCATCGTATCCGCCGATGTGACCAAATCGTACACCGTCTCCGCCGTCTAGCATCGAGGCAATTTGCCCACGAGACATACTGAGGTCCGTTGCACCGATGACACCATTTCCGGTTCCAGAGACACTTGGAGTACCACTTGAGGCACTCAAAATTGAAACAGAGCGGTAGGTAAGAGGTCCGAAGACACCGAAAGGAAGAAGCTCTGGAGTTGTTGCACCAGCTTCTACATCACCGTCCATTTCAACACGGATATACTTAGACTTATTGGCGTATTGACCGTATTCTCTGTTTCTCTTTTCCGTTGAATCATAATCAACAAACTTATCACCAATCTTTCTGGCGAGGTAGTTCTGAGAAGCCGGGTTTAGGTTGCAGTTATCGTATCTTTCTAGAATAGTTGGCTTGTTGTCACTATCTTGAAGATCACGGACAACAACACTGAAAGATCCGAACTGCTCAAAGTCTCCACGAGGAGCCTTAATCTTTTCTATCGATACTTTTACGGTATTTTGTACCCACTCACCAGCAGTCAACGCTTCAAAGCGGAAAAGTTGTTGCTGATTTGTTGCATCATAAGTTGCTGCCGCATCACCTTGTGCAAGCTGCTGCGAGAAGTAAAAACCTGTAGTACTCTTAGTAGCACCAAACTGGAAGTCATTTGCCACTTCAGTAATAGCCTGCTGATTACGAAGGGGAAGGATTGCAGCCCAAGCCTTCGTATCCGCCACGGCAGCGTTGCCAGCGGCACCAGAGGCCACCAGTTCACCCATCGATGCTTGCATTCTTGGTCCAAGGGCGGACTCAAAGGTTTCGCCGAGCCACATTCTTCCGCCTTGACTGGAGGATGCTGTGCTGCGACGAGTAATGTTTTCGTTTGTTACCGTTGGATTAGTATTGAGAACGTTACGGATAAAGTTATTCTTGCTAGAGTTCATGCTAACTGTAACTTTCTCAAGGGCTCCAAAGGTTCCGTCCTTAGACACCAACAAATCAATGTCGCCATTAGTATTTGTTGTGTAAAGCTCAGAAACAGATGCTGTTATTTCAGTATCTCCTCTTGTACCAGACAAAAGAATACGTCCAGCAGCGTTGTAAAATACGGCTGCAAGAGCACCAGTCACTGCTGCTCCCTGCCCTATAGCCGAGTTGAGCGTACCTGAAGGCCATAAAAAGAGACCAAAGGCACCACCAGCGGCAGCATCACTACTAAGAGTACCGGCTTTATATCCGGCAAATCCTGTCGTGACGTTAGGGTCTTGAACGCCTACTGTACGCATAAATGTAAGAGGTGAGCCATTTCTTAGCCAAGCTTGAGCAGCATATGGTCCATATGTTGCACCTAGCGTATTACCATATCTAGAAATATCTCCCGACTCGTTACCAGCTTGGGGATTTCCAAACAGATCAACGAAATCAGAAAAAGAACTTATAGTTTGAGGTACCATTGCTGGTCCCTTAACTGCTCTACCAATAACCATAGGACCAACTCCTGCTGGGGTGGCAGGTAGTTGACTGTTGTCTATCTCATCTACGAATACTCCGGGTGAAATAAACTTGAACTTGCTTGTGGGATCGTTCGCCATTTTTTCTTTGTTCTCCTCTTAAGCTAACAAATTATTCAATCGTTACGCACGATTGCTAATAATAAATAGTAACGCAAACCTCTAAACTCCTTCCAGTTTAAGGTCTGTACTTATCTTTTCGTCCAGCTTGAAATTCTGGTTCCTCGTCTAACATAGATCTTTCCCTGGAAAACCTTATTTTTGCTGCACTTTGGCGCTTGACCGTGATAGGGGTGTTTTGATTGTCTCTATCGCCAACTAGGTAGCCAAGAACCTTTAGAGTCAAAGTTGTCTTAAAAATTCTTTCTGTGACATCTAGTCCATCGGCTTTAAAGTCTATGGCATAGTTTGGATCCAAGAAAGCCTCATAAGAATTTCTCTCGTGAGATACCTTAAAAACACTTGGATCACCCGTGAAGGTATGAAATTTTGTTAATACTTGATTCATTTGCTGTTGATACTCAGTCACAATGTCGATTGCATAGGTCATCTCTACGAATGTAGGCATTGGAATGAGCAGTGTCTCATAGACAATGTTTTTGTTTTTACCTGGAAAGGTTTGACGGTTTTTGTCTTGTCCGCCAGTAGATTTACGAATAGCATTTGCATTGGCAAACTTTTGTGTTTGTTCTTGTTCAACCTGGCGGGCAATTGCTATAGACCCACCCCTATCATAGTAATCAAAATACGGTGGGACATTAAGTCCATAGATTCCTTTGTTGGCAGGATTCTGCATAACACTATTTTTACTTATTGATATCAAAGGATAGACTAATGTTCTCCCATTGGGTCTTAACCCTGGGTCATTCTTGATTTGGTAAGCTCTTTCCGGTAAGGAGTACAGAACTGGTACTTTTTCCCACCCTTCGTTTGTGTCTACAGAAATATTTAACTGTTCGTCTACAAATTTATAAACAGCAAAATCTATATCTTCTATTTTTGAAGGAGCTAAAGAATATGATGCGCTGGGCTGAACGTTAACGGGTGTTTTAATCGGCATTGAATAATCCTCTTCTAGCTTGCTTGCCCACAAGGGTTATTTCCATAGCTGTTTCGTCATTTGTAAATGCACTGTCTTGTCCAAAAATATAACGAGGTTCAAAAAGGTCCACTATTTCAAAATACATATCATCATATTGCATAAAGTCACCAAGTCGAGTGAATAAGTCTTGGTCTTCAACAAGTCTTCTCTTGTGCGTGTGTACATTTATATTATACACATTATCAAAACCATATTTCTGCTGAACACGGTCTGAACCGACATACTCAACCAAAGCATATATTCTTATGGGCGGAAGAAATGTTTTATTTATAGCTTCACCATAGAGTGGGTGAAAGTTTGTTCTCTCCACGTCTATAGGGTAGTATAATACTTGCTGCCCAACAATCTTCTCAACAATTTCATCATTGATTTGTTTGACGAAATTCCTCTCAGCCTTTCCTACGAATAAAGGAGGTGGTGGAGAGGTTGGTTGTGTCCAGGTGTTTCTCTTATCTGCCATTTATTTAGCCCACATAAATGCCGTGTGGAATAGTTTTGAAAACAGTGTTAATACTTTCTTGCATCGCTGCATCCCCCTCGGCAAGCTTACCATACACCATTTCATCTAATACAGTCTTTAACTCTTCTCTAAGTGTGGTCTGTTCTTCTTTGGCCTCAGACAATAACGCAGACCCATTGAGTGTTACGTCGTTCCCCGGTATAGGAATTGAGCCAAGTTTTGATCGGACTTGTCCCAAGACCTCCTTAGAGAGTGCAAGTGCAAATCTTCTAATCCATTGCTTCCCTATACTATTAATATTTTCATAAGGAATATTCGGGAACGGCAATGCATTCATATTATTGACACCATCGGCACCATATTTTCTATCAGCATCTTCTTCGAAGGCATCTTCAGCCGCTCTGAACCTAACCCAAAACTTATCTGGATTGGTACCATCTGGTGTGGGATAGATTCTTAGTTTATTATTATTAATCTCAAAAGAATAATGAGAAGCTCTAACATTCATATCTTCTTCATAGGCGTAGGCTTGCAAAACATTTTGCCAAGAAGGCACTATTTGGAAGGTAGAATCATCAGCATACATTCCATAAGTTGACATATTGCCAACCGTACCAATTGCGCTTCCACCGAAGAATCGCCAGGCGGCTCTAGGTGTTTTATAATATACCTCATGAATTGTTATTGAACTAGAGCCAATCTTATTATAATAAGGTTTGTCTGATTCTAGGGACGAACTATAGATTATAGCTTGTAGATCATAGTCCTGAACATCTCTTGACGCCGAGAAAGAAGCAGAGTATATTGTCTGTGTGGCTCCGATAGAAGCATGTAGTCCTGCACCTCGTCCAATATGAGTAGCATACCCAAGTTGGAATCTTGGGAACTTTAAGTTTGCTTTTGTTTGATATGTTCCGCTTAGTTCACCGTCTTGATCAAATGTTCCTGTGGTGTTACCCAGCATATCCGATAAAACATTCTTTGCCTGGTGAGTATTAACAAGATAAGAATATTCTAGGCAAGCTTCTTCGTAAGCATTGTAAACATTCTTTGGCTGTATTTCTAGATCTAGAACGTTACCACCTAATTTATTATAAACGTATGTAACTTGATCTACAGCACCACTAATAAAGTTTTCAGAGCCGCTATAAATACCATATGCTAAAACTCCAGCAACGTCAGAGTGAGTTCCTGTTGAGGGCAGCACTAGGGCGCTCGTTTGGCTTGAAGGTTGTAAGTTTACGGGCATTAAAGAATCCTCATAGATGTATTTTAAGACACTTTGTCTTAGTAAGTAGTTTTAATCTAAATTGACAGCATATAAAAACAAAAAACCTCGCCACTAGGACGAGGTTCTCTGCGTTGTTATTCAACCTGTAGCTAATTTACATTAGCCAGCGAGATCGTAGCATACAACAAGACCGTACATGTCAGGACGGACCATCTTCTTCGCATAGCGAGTCATCACGCCCTTGCGAGGCACGAAGTCTTCGGTTCCGAAGATGGTAGGTGTGACCTGTAGCGGCACATACGGAGCATACACATAGCCGCTTTCCAGGAAGCTACTACCCTTGCGTCCAACCAAAACCACGTTTCGGATGAAGTAAGGATCAACATAGATGTCCATCTTACGACTTAGCGAGCCAACGGCAACCGCTCCCCACGAACCTTGATCTTCGTCGGGTGTGACGCTAGCCTTAAACCCGGCAGTGAACTCAAGCAACGAAGCAACTTCAGGAGAGCAAACAACAAAGTTTGCACCGCCACGAAGCGTCTTACGATGAATGCGAGCACTTAGATCGTTAATGGTTTCGAGAAGAGTCTCGTACCACTCGGAAACCGTACCTGTGAAGGTAGGGGCCAAGCTGTTGGTAATGTCCGCACCCGTATCACGGTTGAGGAACTTACCTGGGCGACGGGACCAGTAAATGGTACCGCCAGTGGCACCAGCAACGAGGTCAGAAAGGATCTCTTGATCAATTTCAAGAGCAATCTGCTCGGAGAGGATGCTCGTAAGCTCAACTTCAGCATCAAGATTATGATAAGCATTGAGGTCCTGAGCAAGCTCGGGGCTCCACTTAGCTTTCAACTTCTTGGTCATTGCTGTCACGGCAACACTGTCCACCTTGATGTCAATTTCTGGAATCTGTTGACTTGTTTCAAGTCCCCAGCCATTGTTAGCACTGCTACCCTTAAGCGCACCAAAGGGGTCGCCGGCTGCAACAAAGTTGTCAGTCTTCGGGAAGAACACCTTACCAACTTCAAGAGCACCACCCTGCGTGACGGCGGTACCTGCGGCATCACCAGCAAACGAGTGAGACAAGGCAACTGCCGACTGT